GGTGGCCACCCGCCATGTGAAGTCGATGGTGAACAGGCGCGAGCGCTTGGTGAACACGTTCACCGTCGCGGCGCCCACGCGCTTCTCGGCGTAGCCTGCGAACTCCGCACGCTGCACGCGCACGGCCGCCCACAGCCCTCGGGCATCGTTCACGCCGGGGGGCAATGCCGCGACGAAGGCGGGGGTGAAGGCGTCCAGCCATGCATCGTCATCAGCCAGAACGTGGGCCACGACAGGCAGCCGGACGGCGTAGAGTTCACGCCGGGTGCGTTGCACCGGAGGGGTCGACGCCCCGTCGCGCTGGCGGCACAGCACACGCCCGGAACGCAGGTAGCTTTCGGGCAGGTACTGCACTTCAAGACGCGGGCGCGGCAGCGTGATGTTGTCCTTGGCGCTCTGCGTAGTGACGCGACCGGCGGGCAGGCCAGCGGCCTCTGCCGCCGTGACGATGATGGAGTGGGCCAGCGTTCTCAACTCTTCGCTCCCGGTCAGCGCCTGAAGGCGCTGGCTAGATGCTGCGCGAGGAGGCTCTGCACCTCTTTCGCGTCTTCCTGTGACAGGCCGAGGTAGGGCCTTGCAGGCATGGTCACCGCGTGACCGCGCCCGGTCTTGCCGCCATATTGATGGATGGCCGCGTACTCCACGGCTGTGCCCACCAGCACGGCGTCGTCCGTGACGGCATGACCGATGGAGTTGCGAAGCCGCGCCGTATCCACCAGCGTCTGCCCCTCTTCCTCCTTAGCCCTGTTTGAAGCCTCCCATGGTTCACCGTCCGGCCCTTCGCCATCGCGGAACCGCTGGATGGTGGACGACACGAGCGTCTCGCCCACGGCATCGAGTATGGCCCGTCTGTTCGCCAGTTCTCTGGCGGCCCGGCCCAGCGTCCGGTCAAGGCCGTTCCATTCGAGTGAGGAACCTGTCTTGGCCATCAAAACCCTCTTCGATCGAACAGCGGGGAACGAGTGACCACGGCCACGCTGGCCTCCTCGCGGTCGGTGTTCAGTTCCTGCGCGGGGGGCGGCAGCCGTAGCCGCCCGGCGGCGATGTCGTCGAGTTGGGCTGTGACCCGCTTCCACTGCTGTTGCAGGGGCAGCCACTCGTTGTTGGTGCTGCCCTCGGTGTCCACCAGTGACGTGATGGCCTGCACGATGCGGTACGCCGCGATCACCGAGGTGATGTACCGCAGCAGGTCGGGGACGGCGGGCAACGGGGTGACGTACCGCCACGCGAGCATGGCGGTCACTTCGCCGGATACCGCCGCGATGGTGCGTTCGACGATGCCGGGGTTCTTCTGCTCGGCCACGGTCACGTAGTCCTCGAGCAGCAGGTCGGTGATGTGGTCTCTGGTGCAGTATTCCATGGTCGTTCCCGGCGTTTCATACTGGTTTCATACTAGTCTGAAGGGCCGTCCCCTTGCCGTTGCCCGTTCCAGCCCTTTCGCGGCCCCTACGGGCCTTTGCCCGGTCGCCGCCCTCCGTGAAGACTCACGGCGGGCGAGAAGTCGCCTAGCCTCCTGCGCTACGGGGATTTTGTTCACCGGCTAGGAAGGCCCGCCGCGAGCGGGGGAGCGTACATTGTGGGTACGTGACCGCAGCGCGCGGCGTGGCCTGGCGCAGCCGGTGGGCAAAAGGACGTAGCGCCTAGTCCACCGCCACGGTCTTGCAGATCGTCCTCGGATTCCGTGCGGGCAGGGGCTTGGACTGGGCGATGAGCCGGTAGCCGGAGTCGCCCGGCAGGGGTTCGGGCACCACATAGAACGGGGTGGCGCTGTTGGCTGCGCTGATGGAGTCGATGGCGCAGTACCAGACCTTGCCCGGCACGTCGGTGGCGTAGCCCACCAGCGCCTTGGGTTCGAGCTTGGGCGTCCATGCCCCGGTGACCGGGTGCGGATAGGTCTCGTCCATCAGGGCCACGGAGAAGCCGCCGATGCTCAACTTGCCCTCGCTCATCTCGACGCGGATGCCTCCGCCTTCGGCTGTGCTCGTCCAGCCTTGGCAGATGTCCAGCAGCACGGCGAAGACGTCGGCCCCTGCGTGGTACGCGACCTTGCCGCCGATGCCGCTTTCACGGATGTGGGTACGCATGGCCGTGAGCAGCTTGAACACCTCGCTGACCTTGGACGATGTCGTGAGTTTGGCCTGCATGGTGTGGTTGAGGATGCTGCCGTAGTCGATGACGTAGCTTTCGCTGTTGCCGCCATCTCCGCGCGAGGGCCAGTTCACCTGCCCGGTGTAGAGCACCACCGAGGCCATGGCCTCGGTGGTGTCGCGCACGAGGCGGCGCAGGGTGTCGATCTTGTTGCTACGCCACATGTCGAGGGCTGCGGCGTTGCCGAGGATCATGCGCAGGTCGTTCAGTTCTGCCGCCGTCACTTCGATGGCGGGCTTCACGGGCTTGGGGGCGATGAGTTGCACGTCGTAGCCTTCGCCGCCCACGGCCACGGGCTGGCCACCACGCCGCACCACGGGCACGGTGCCCACGATGGCGGTGAGTTCGCCCACCCCCACCACGGGGAAGGGATGCGTGGGCCTGTCGGGAAAGGCGGTGTCGAGCACGGTGGTGGCGAGGTCGGGCAGCTTGGTGAGCGATGCCGCGATAGCCTGCGCCGTGAATACGTTCTTGAGTGATGCCAGCATGATGTCTCCTACAGGGCGTAGATGGTGGCCTTTTCGAGGCTGCGAAGGTCGGCGGGGGTGAGGGTCGCGCCGCCTGTCTTGGTCAGCGCGGCGGCCCGTACCGAGCCGTGGGCCAGATAGATGCAGCTTGCGCTGGTGGCGGTGTCGCAGGGGACGTCGCACACGCCCGCAGGCGTGGCGGAACCGTCCCACGGCACGAGCTTGTCCTGCGCGTCGCGCATGAGGACGAGGCCAGTGGGGTAGACGCCGCTGGAGGCCTTCACCGCGCCCTGACGCAGCACGGGCGGGTGATCCATGGTGTGGGCGTGTTCACCCTTGAAAGAGAAGGTGCCGAGCACCCCTTCGTTGGCGGACATGGTGTCGTCTCCTTGCTAGATCTTGCGTGAGAGGTCGGTGGCGGTGGCTTCGGGCTGGCGGAACGGGGGCTGGGCCGGGCCATGGGCCGGGCCGCCGGGCGCGGAGAAGGTCATGGCAAGGCTGGAGGGGGTGCGGGCCTCAAGCCCCTTCCAGAGACGCTCCTCCAGCGTCTCTTTGACGCCGTCGCTGAACTCCACGGGGTCGGGCACCTTCGAGAGGGCCTCGACCTGCGCGAGGATGTCCTTGTGTTCGCCGGGGGTGACCCGCCCTTCGGCGGTGAGGCGTTCGAGGCGGGCCATGCGGGACGCCTTGACCTGCTCGCCACGGTAGGCGGAGAACTCCGCTTCGACCGTGGCCTTGCCTTCTTCTGCGGTGGCCTTGGCCTGCTCGGCCTCGGCACGGCCTTTCTCGCTGGTGGCCAGCTGTTCCTTGAGCGCGGCGTTGGCCTCGTTCAGGGCCTGCAGCTGCTGCTCCAGTGCGCCGAGGCGCTTCTGCAACTCTTCAGGGGTCATGGTTCCTCCGGGGGCTTCACGCCCCGACGCGGCGAACTGGATGGAGACGACGCCCTCGCCGTCGGCCAGTTGCACCGGGCCGAGGCCCTTGATGGCTGGCGGTACGGCTCCCAGCAGCCCCACATGCCGCAGGCGATCGCCGCCGGGGTGCAGGGCCATGGACACGTACCGATAGGCCCCACTCTGCACGACCTCGCGCACGGCTGCCGGAACCTGTGCAAGCTGTGCGAGCAATGTCTCTCCGTCACGCCGCAGGGCTTGCACCCAGCCGTAGGCCGGAGCGTCTTCGGCGGGGTGCCCGAACACCAGCGGGGCCTCTTCGGTGGCGGGGTCGTAGTTGCGGATGATGGCGTCGAAGTCGCGGGTCGTGAACGTATGGCTCTTGCCGCTGCTGTCCTTCCATGTGCCGGTGCGGGCGATGGCTATCCACGCAGTTTCGGGCTGTGCTGTCATGTTGACTCCTTGGCAATGAGGGCTTACGTGTTGCGTACAAAAGGCGATGACTATGCCTAGTTGCTTCCACCCCTCCATTGCGGAGAGATGGGACGGCGCTTGACGGCATAACCACTGAACCTCCGGCAGGCGGAGGGTCGCAAGTAAGTGGGTCGCCTGCCTCGTCTGGCCTGCCCTTTCGGGGCTGTCTTATTCCCCCTCCCGATAGAGCAGCGTCCCTGCGCGCTGCCGCTCCAGATACTCCAGCATGCTCTTGGTGTTCGTCCCCTTCGGGTTGAACACCGTGCTGCCGTGCCAGTTACGGCCTATGAGCGAGAACACGGCAAAGCCTCCGATGGTGGTTCCCTTTCCCCTGAAAAGGCGGATGAGGCGTAACGCCGCATGCCTTCTTCCCGCGAGGGCGGCGGGTGTGAGCCATATCTCGTAGGGGGATTTGATCGTGCGAGCCAGCAGGCGCAGATAGGCTTCACGGCCCTCCTTGGTCACCTTGAACTCTCCGCTGGCCTTGTCGATGAAGAGGGCCTTGCTGATGACCACGGGCATCTTCACGCCCGGCAGCGTGATCACCGTGCTGGCGTCCATGTCGTTCAGGCCGAACTCGGCAAGGAAGGCCCGCACATATGCCGTGGGGGCCAGACCGCGCGGCAGCAGGTCTGCCTCGCGTATGGGCAGGATGTGACGCGGGTCGAGGGATGCGAGCGGAGGACGGCACGGGTCGCCCTTCTGGTCGTGGTCGGCAAAGGCCGGGCCGCCCCGGCGGCACAGGGCCGGGGCTTGCGGAAAGACCACCGCGCCGTCATCCAGTGGCGAGGGGGCGAGCCCCTGCAGCCAGTCCTTGCCGGGGTTGCCCGCAAAGCCCCTGTCCGGGCCGGGCATATTCACGAAGTGCTCCATGCCCGTCTTGGCGTCCGTCCAGACCTGCGGCCCCGGCATGTCGCGCTCCACGGTCAGCCTTTCCGCCTCGACCTGACGGGGCGAGAGGCTGCGTACCGTGCAACGGCACTGGAATCCGTTGGGCGGGTAGTGGGCGTTCCAGAACTCGTGGTCGGCGGGGTAGACCTTGCCGTCGAGCACGGCGTGGGCTGGCCGGGTGCGCCTGTCCTGCACCGCCACATACTGCCAGTAGGGGCGGGCCTTGCTGGCCCTGCGCATCTGGACGTAGCGCCCGGCCTGATAGGCCTGCTGCACGTTGGTGCGGAAGATGTTTTCCACCCGGCGGCCCTTCCAGCCCGCCTCTTCGATGATGGCGGCGGCCCTCTTCTTGAACGAGGCCAGCGTCTCTCCCTGTTCCAGAGCGTCTGCCAGCGCAGTCTGTAACGCACTCACCTGATCGAGCCGCGCCAGCCCCGCCACGGCAAAGGCCCGCGCCCGTGCTCCCGCTTCCAGCGACTTGAAGACCTCTGCGGTGATGGGCGTCTTGTCTCGCCAGAAGGCCAGCGCCTCTTCAGGCGGCAGCGGCTTGACCGTGAGTTCGGTGATGGAGGGGGGCATCACGCACCCCCTTGCTCTTCAGCTTCGGCGGCGGCATGCCCATAAGCCGAGGACGCAAGCATGAGTTCGGTCAGCAACGATTCAAGGGCATCCGGCTCCAAGGCCCTGCCCAGATGTTCCGCCAGCAGAAGATGCAGGTCGTTCCAGTCTTCCGCAGTCTGCACGGCTTTCTCAAGTTGCGTGACGAAGGCGGCGTTCGCCCGCAGGGCTTCAGGCAGGTGACGCTCTATGGTGGCGTCGATGGTGCGCTGGGCCAGTTCGGCGAGCGACGCCCCATCTTCCGGGTCGGGTTCGGAGGAGGTCGCCCAGGGGGACGAGAACAATGCGGGGGAAGCTGCGCTACCCGGGGGCGTGGCATCCGGCTGGCGCACATCGAACTCTTCGGGGTCAAGGGCGTAGGCCCTTTCGTAATGCGCCTTGCGGAACACCACCCCGGTGTCGGTGAGCGTCTTGTCCAGTTGCGCCTTGGCCAGCAGGTCTTCCGGCTCGCTGTAGGCGAAGAGCGGAGCAAGTGCCGCCGGGCGGTTGATCTGCGCGTAGACCCACGCGATCTCGTTGAGGGCCGCCTCCACCAGTCGGCGGTCGGCCTCGGCGATGTCGTCCGCCACGTCCTTGTGCGTGTCGGAGGCTGCGCGTGAGCCGCCCTTGCCGTCCAGTTCCACGGTGAGGGTCTGCCCCATGAGCACCTTGGATATGGAGGCGTCCCACCGGCGCAGGAAGGCTTCGTGCAGGTCACCCACCTGCCCTGTGGGCGTCTCGATGCGTACATCCGCCCCGTGGGGGATGACGGCCACCGCGTCTTGCACCATGCGGGCGAGGTCTGCCGCCATGGCCCGCTTCTCATCCCTGCTGGCTCTGGCCGGGGCCACGCCCACGGCCCATGGCATGCCGTACTTCTCAAGAAAGGTGGTGTAGAAGGTGACGCCGCCCTTCTTGAAGGCCACGGGCCAGAGGCAACGCGAGAGTAGCCGCAGGCCGTAGGGGTTGCGATAGGTGGGGTGATGCCGGGCCACCACGAACTTGCCCGCAGGCAGGGGGGTGCCCTCTACCTGCGCGGCCCCGCGCCAGACGAGTTCATTCTCGGCATTGTAGGCGAACCATTCCGGCGGGCGCGGGGTGACATCCGCAAGGTGCCACCAGCCCCCGTCGAAACGCCAGAGCAGTTCGAGCGGTGTCATGCCGTAGTACGGCGCATCGAGGACGCCGGAGATGACCCCGGCAAGATCCCATCGCTCCATGTCTTCAGTGAGCCTGTCACATAGCAGCGTGGCGTCGGCATCTGCCTGCTGGCCTTTGCGCTGGCCCGGTTCCAGAGCGTAGTCGCGGCGATTGAGCACCCGGTTCTTGCGGCCCAGCATGGCCGTGGTCACCTGATCGTCCGCCGCGAGGTCGTTGAGCACCAGTACATCGTCACCACGGGCGCGCAATACCGGGTCGGGGTCGGGCAGAATGCCGAGGTGGCTGCCCATGAGGGAAAGGAAGTCGCCCGCCCGCTCTCGCGTGGCGATCTCCGAGGTCAACGCCTCGGCGTCGAAGGGTCTGAAACTGCCGTCAGGCAGGTACAGGCCGCGTGGGCCTTGCGGGGTTTGCATGAAAAAGCCTCCTGTCGCTTGGACAGGAGGCTATGCAATGGCGGGGATGTTTGCCGGAAGGGGTGGACGCTATCTATTCAAATCGTTCAGGCGGGTTCCAGATTGCGAAAGACAAGGGGGGGTAAAGCACTTGCCGTCTTGCGTGACATTTGGATCAGTGTACTCTCTGAAACGCCTTGGCATAACAGTATCTCTTTGAGAAAATCAGTTGTTATGCACATTCTATCCGCGAGGGCATCTAGTGAAACGTCTTCCTTTATCAAATCAATAGCACTCTTAATCATGCTTGGCATTGAAGGTGAGAATTCTCCAACTTCATGACGCCGATTGTCTCTCAAAGCGATCATCCCACTTTTATAGCTATTTTCACTTATTTTACCAATCTGTTTAGCTCTATATAGTGACGCTGCAATAGACATCCGCCAACGCGATTTGATATTTAAAAACGCATGATAGTTCCATCTTGTGGGGCACTCTGTGGAAAAAGTTTCGTAAGGAGCGAGGAATGCGCCTGCGAAATGATTTGCGGCGCGCTCACTTTCCGGGTCTCCAGCAGATTCATCCATGTGGAATACCAAATGTGCGAGTTCGTGAGCGTAGTCAAATTGGATTCTGCTCGGTTCTTTTCCTTTTGAAATTACGATGCATGGTCTTTCAGCAACCCACATGCTGAAAGCATCCATTTTTTCATAGGCATCTGGAAGAAAGAGAACAAAAATACCTTTGGATTCAAGCAGTCCTGCAACATTAGAAATTGGCCCATTACCAAGCCCCCACGATTTACGGACATCAACGGCTGCTTTTTCAATGTAATGCCCGTTGTATCCGTTCCATGGTAGGGGATCCAGCTGGACATTTGGGAATGATACGCCAAAACTTTCCAATGCAGAAAAAAGCGAGATGTAGCAGAGCGCAAACTGGAAGGCCTTGCGCCGATCTGACTGAGATAGCGATCGATTTGCTCTGAAGTGGCAAGTTGAAAAATCTACAGGAGATGTTGGGTTGTCACTTGTGAAAAACGCAGGAGGCATGCTTAGTGCGAGCGTCAGCTTAGCAAACGTAGCGGGATCAAGACCTGACTTCCCAGACTCAAATAGAGAAATTGCCGCCGGACTTTTGCCAATAATGTCTGCAAGGGCTTTGCGAGTTAAGCCTCTAAGCTCGCGAGCCGCAGTAATTCTCTGCGGCTCGATTCTGCTTAGATAATATGAGAGACTTTTTGTAGTGTTCATTCTTTTTTACTTTGGCTTGACTGCGTGACGGATACTCTATTGTCTCTGTACAATGCAGCAGTGTCAAATGACTCTTCAGCTACCAATGCCTCACCAATTGAATTCTCTTCATTGTATCTAGAATCGTAAATTATAGCAATAGTTTCAGCTTCAAGTTGAGTGCCGACAGCTACAAGTCTATTAATAGTAATAGACCCAATGTCTTCGTTTATGTCAACATCATACCCTATGTATATATCCCCAACGACAGGTCTATCTATTTCCAGAGAGTCAAAAAAGTTTAGCGAAAGAGTGAAAGCATCCTCAGCTGCGTCTTCCTTCAATTTTCGACCACTATTGGGAAGCCTGTTTTTCTTGTTGACACGATAAATACGAAAGCTGACCTCTTGATTCGCTACAGGTGTTATACGAAGATCATTGCATCGTGTTTGCAAATTCCATCTTTCGGTATCGATTTCTTCTTCAATTCTCCTAAAAACATTGCGCCAGCAACAAAATCCAAATGCCATGTTATCAAAATAGGGGTCTACAGCGACAGCAGCGTTGGCAGCACTAACGCTGCTTTTTATCAGAGGAAGCAGGTCTGAGCGTACCTGCTCTATGAGATCAACGGTAAGTTCAACTGGCTTTGCACAAGAGGGTGAGACTGGCAGGCGCGTCATGTTTTCTCCTTTTTCCCCTTGTGTCATAAGTAAGAAAGCAAATCAAGAATAAAAATTAAGTACGCGCACTTTTTTCCCACCATAATTAATTAATTCAATCCAAGTCTCGGCACCGTCTCCACCTCCCACGGTTCCACCGCCCCCAGCGTGGCATGCGCGTGCTGTGCCAGTGCCAGCGCCACGGCAGAGTCGGCGTGGCGTTGGCCAGAACCTCCCCGGCTTCGGCCTTCGGGCACCTTGGGCACGCCACGCACCATGCGCAGGCTGCGCAGGTCGTCCTTGATGTCCGCATCACGGGGCAGGACAATGGCCCGGTCTTCAAGCCGGGCCTTAACACGCGGCATATGCTCCCGATACCATCCTTCAGAGAGCATCACCTCGGCCACCATGGAAGGCCCCCACGTCTGCCGGGCGAACTCGGCAAGGGCCTGTCCGTTGCCGCGCGCGTCCAGTGACACCCCACCGCAGCCGGGCAGCCCGTTGACGAGCTGCACGAGTATCTGCTCTTGCGTGCGGAACGGGGCGTCGCGCAACTCCATCACGAACGGCGTGGCCAGTGTGAGATCCACGCGCTCGGTCAGGGGCCAGAACACCGAAAGGTCGCCGTTACGCCCGAAGTCGCCGCCCACATAGTGCGCCCTGTCCTTGGGCAATGCAGCCAGAAGCGGATCGAGGTGCTCTGCCAGCCATTGGCGCACATGCTCTTCCGCCACGGTCAGGGGCCAGTCCACGAAGTCGGAGGCAGGAGGCCGCCACCGGAGCACCGGTACGTCTTCGGCCCGTTCGGCCATGCAGCCCTCGATGAGCGCGCCGGGCAGCCATGCCCCGCCGCTCCGCTTGGGGATGCAGAACAGCTCCTCGTCGGCGTTGTCACCGTGGCGACGCACGATGTCCGTGCGCCATGCGTCTTCGGCCTCTGGTGACCACTCCCGGCCTGTCTGCCGGCATATGGCCTTGTAGAGCCCCAACTCCAGCGCATCGTCCAGCGTGGTGCGATGCAGGGCATAGTCCCATTTTCCGGCGCGGATCTCCTGCACCCGTTCGTTGAACAGGTTCTCCTCGCCGTTATGGGTCGAGATGACGCGCACCTGCCCACCCCACATGAGCAGGGCCATGCTGGCCTTCAGCACCTCTTCGAGGTCGTCCACGAAGGCCGCCTCGTCGATGACCACGCGCCCCTGCTTCGACCGCAGGCTGCGCGCCTCCGACGGCAGGGTCACCACCTCGTTGCCGCTGTCGAAGCGGATGCGGTAGACCAGCACGTCACGATCAGGGTCGCCGAGCAGACGCAGGCCGTCCTCTATCTGCCCGGCGACCACGTTCAGCGCCCGCGCCCACCACGCGCAGTCCTTGATGAACTGCTCGGTCATGTCCTTGTTGTAGGCGAGGTAGTAGGTCGACTGGCCACCGCCTTCACGGGTGACGGACGCGGCGAGCACGGCGTCGAGGGCCTCGGCCCAGCTTGCACCGATGCGGCGGCTCTTCTCCCACCATTTGACCGGATGCTTGTCGTTGATCCACGCACGCTGGTAGCCCAGCAGGATGTCGGGGTCGGTGTGCATGTGTCCTCACGCGGGAAAGATGGTTGCAGCGGATAGAACGCGGGCCGTCATCATTTGAGTCCCAACGCCTCGCGCAGGGTCTGGACGATGTCGACGGGGATGCCACGCGAGCGTTCCGCCTCCGGCGTCTCGTCCGGGGCGACGGTACGTTCCAGCGTCGCCAGCAGGTCGAGGCAGCGTTGCACCTCTTGCAGGGCGCGCAGGTCTACCGCTTCGGGCCGGGCCAGCAGCATGTGCAGCCGTCGCTCCACCGCCTTGCGCACGGCGGACACGGCATCGGCCCGCGTGTGGATGGCAGGCAGTTCGCCCGTGGTGGCATCGGACAGGGTCTGCCCCTGCCGGGCTGCCTCGGCCTCTTTCAGGGCCAGCGATTCCAGCGCGGAGACGGCGAAGGCGTTCTGTGCATCCGGCTTGGCCAGCAGGGCCTTCAGGGTCTTCGAGCGCGCCAGCACCTTGTCGGCGCGGATCTCGCTTTCAGCCTGGGCGAGTTGTTCCCGCTTGTCGCGCCAGCCGTACTTGTCCGCCCAGCGGCACAGGGTGGAGACGGCTACCCCGGTGCTCTCTGCCACGCGCTCGAACGACAGGCGGTCGACGCAGTAGAGTTCCTGCGCCCGCCACACGGTTTCCGGCTCATGTTCGCGGCCCATGTGTCACTCCGCTAGTCGCCCAGTTCGCGGTTGAGGATGCCCAGCTTGTGGTCGAGGGCCTGCAATTCGCCAAGGCGCTCGTACAGGGCCATGGCCACGTCGAGGAACTGCTCGCGGTCGAGGGTGCCCACCTCTTCGGCGATGGGCAGCGACAGCCTCACCCTGTCGCGCAGGGCCTCGCAATCGACCGCCTTGCGCTGGCGCTGCTGGCGCAGTTCGACACGCTGGCCAAGGTACTGGGTGCGTTCGCTCATTTCTTCCCCCTTGCTGCCTCGCGCACGGCGGGGCACATCATGTTGTTTTCGATGAGGCTCAACACCCGCTCCATGGTGCGCGTGTTGTTGACCACCACGTCCTGCAGGCCGGTGGCGATGCGCTCGTAGGCTTTCACCAGTTCCACATTGTCGCGGTAGTATTGGGCCGTCTCCTGCTGGTGGTCGCCCAGTTCGCGCAGCACGGTCTGCATGTCGGCCCGGTAGCTCTCCAGCTTGCAGGCCGAGTCTTCGCGCATCTCCTTCACCATGTCGGCCACGTCGGAGCGGTAGGTCTCCAGCAGTTCGCCCTGCCGTCTGCTGCGCAGGTGATCGAGAATGAGCACGGTGATGAGCACGGCGGCAGGCCCGGCCAGCATGAGCGACACGAGGCCGGGCACGCCGAGTTGCTGCAGGATGCCCGCGATCATCTGCAGGGCTTCGACAAGTTGTGTGATGTCTGCGGGGTTCATCGGTTCTCCATAGGTGCGGTTTGGGCGCGGTAGCAGTCCACAGCGGCCTCAAGGCCCTTGGCGTAGCCGCGCAAGGCGTCGTCGCGTTCCAGCAGGGCCGCCACGTTGGGCGGTGCATCGAAGGGGAGCGTGCCGTCCAGCATGGGCAAGACGGGCCGAACCGGGGCCGGGCACGGCTGCGTTGCCACGATGACCACCGATGGCGGCGGCGCAGGACGTGAGGCACACCCCGTCAGCCCGCAAAGGGCCAGCATGCTACCAAGGACGGTTGAGGCGAGCAGCGACTGCATGGCGCGTGGCATCGTCGACAACCTCCTGCGCTTCCGCATCGGTACGGGGGCGTGGCTTGACGTTGGTCATGATGGCGGTGCGGGCCGCGAAGTCCGCGCGGGCCTCTGCCTCTCTCTCCATGCACGCCTCGGCGAGTTCTGACAGGGCGCTGGTTGCCCCGTTGGCCAGTTCCAGTGCTCGGGCGGCTTCGCTCAACTTGTCGCGGAGTTCCGATTCACGTGCCACGGATGCCGCGTAGAGCTTTTCGCGCAGGTCAAGCATGTTGCGGAGGTAGTCACAACGTGCGGCCAGAACGGCGACCGTAGCGACAAGCGCCGCGCACAGGAGCACGCCACGCCATGCCCATAGTTGGTGCAGGATGAGCCTTACGCTAGTCATGCCGCCCCCCTTCACTGCACATGCCCACGCCCCAGCCTGCCGCCATGTAGGCGGGTTCCAGCGTCAGCAGGATGCGCCGGGGATAGCCCCGGTTCTCGCGCTTGGCGTTAGCGGAGCGCCCGGCGTTGACGGTCTCCACGTTGTCCCACCACCGCCGGGAGTCCAGCCCCCGTGCGGCGGCAAGCCGGGCATCGCGCTGCACCCAGCCGAGGCCGCCGTTATAGGCGGCCAGCGTCATGGCCATGCGGTCGCAGGGCGTGACGGCCTGCACTCGCTGCCACAGCCAACGGTCATAGGTGACAAGGGCACGCAACGCCCAGCCGGGGTTGAACGGCAAGGGCTTGCCCGTATCCGGGGCCACCGTTGGCAGCCACCGCGCCGTGGACGGCATGAACTGTGCCAGCCCTTGCGCGCCCACCGGCGACACGGCGTCGGCGTTCCACGTGCTCTCTTGGTGGATCTGCGCGGCGAAGGTGGCTGTGGGCGCAGACATCCCCCATTGCACACGTGCTTCACGAATGAGTTGAGAACGGTGCTGGATGGCTTGCGCGGGGATGGATGCCGCATGTGCGATGGCAGGGAGTGCGCACAGCAAAAGCACAGTCATGATGAAGGTGCGGAGTTGCCACGCAGACAAGGAAGGCCAGCGGGGCGCGAGGCGGCTGGACTCTTCAGTCCTGCCCCGAAGCAATCCGCGCCGCCTGACGCCGTTTGCGGGGTAAGAACGCACCTTCATCACAGCCCCAGCCCCACAGCCAGCATCGCCACTGCCATGACGGCGGCCCGGCGAAGACTCGCGGCGATGAACAGGCGCTGGCAGTTCTCCACCACCGGGTAGTCCTCAACGCCGTCGCTGAACTCGTCCTCGTCCTTCCATTCGTACACGAGGTACGAATCCGGGCGCGCGTACGGAAAGGCCCAGCGGTCGAGCCAGTAGCCCCCTGTCCCCGCAAGGGAGAGGAGCGAACCTTTGTAGATGATGACGGGTAGCTGCTGCGGAGAGAAGAGGCCCACCAGCCCCAGCAGCAGGACAGAGAGGGCTAGGCACCAGCCCATGCGGGGCAGGCGGTGGAACAGGGAAGCAAACGAGGGGATGAAACGCATATGATCCTCCTTTTTAGGGAGGATCATAGCGACATGGCAGGATGTTTCCTGAATTGGTGGAAGCTGTGGAGGGTTATTCCTCCCAGTTCTCCATCATCGCCCGCACATCCTCGGAAGGGACGCGCACGGGGGCCTCTTTCAATCGGCGCAGTCTGCCCTCGGCTATCC